TGCCGTTGCCACTTGAGGGGTTTCCATAAGGCGCTTATAAGGTGCTCATGGCAAGCACACAGAAGACTTCGATCACCCTAACGGTTCCCCAGCGCGAATACCTGACGGCCGAGGCCGCGCGGCTGGGGATCACGATTGCTGATCTCGTTCGGCGGATCATTGACCAGCACCGCGAGGCGCGCGACGAGCGGCGCCGGCACAACCCATAGGACATCGCAGAATGAAACCGTTTCTCAAGATCACCGCCGTTTGCGCCGTTGCCTGCATGGTCATGGCATCAGGCGCGCACGCCCAGGGCTTTAACGATCAGGATTTCAATGACCAGCAGCCCATAGGCGAACAATATCCCAATTATGCACCTTTGCCGCCGCCGCCTCCGCAGTACACCAGCATGCCGTCGGACGATCCGGCGACCCAACCCGAGACTTGGGGTGAGACGCCCTATGCGGTCATGGTGCCGCCGGTCGTGCGGGATCAGCCAGTGGATAGCGAGACACCCATGACGCCGTTTGCCCAATGAGCGACGAAAGTCCAACCCTTGCTGACGTGCTGTTGGCTATTGCTGCCTTACGCAGCGATCTGATGGCGCGACTTGATCGGCACGAAGACAAGCTGACCGCGATCCGCGAGGACATCGGGGTAAACTTTGGTCGTGCCGATCGTGCAATCGACGCTGTCAGAGGATTGCGCACCGAACTCGACCATCTGAGCACAGAGTTCGCCAGCATGACCCGTCAGATGCGCAGGATGCAAACCGAGCTGCGCGAGATTCGAGGCGACTCATGACCGAGATGGTCGAGCGGGTGGCGACTGCGCTATTCGCGGCGGATGGCGGGACTGATTGGGACTCGGTTCATGCAAAAGCGCGAGCGCCATGGATCCGAATGGCAGAGGTGGCCATCGCCGCCATGCGTGAGCCGACCCAGGTGATGTTGAAAGCGGCGAATGACGTGGGAATTGACCAAGGCCCGCGCGATTATTGGCCAGCCATGATCGACGCTGCGCTGATTGCCTAAAACATCAAAACCCGGGGAGGCGCCCCTATGAATAGGGTAGTAAATGGCAACTTATTCCCCATTCCCTCGCGTTCCACCCATTTCCCTTTCGATTTTGCGCCACCGCGCGCTCAACCCCCCGGCATAGTCCCGCCCATGCCCTGAACCGCCGCGCTCAGCGCCGTCCCGCCGCCCGTGGAGGTCTGCGAAAGCGTGTGGGCAGCCTGTACGGCCGCCATGAGATTCTGCGGCGCCTGAGCCTGCTGCATCGCCGCAGCGTGCGCCTTGTCGTTCGCGGCAACCTCTTCTTCGGTGTAGATTGCCGATATGGGAAAGTTTTGCGAATCGGCATACTCCCGCATCGCCTTGTCGAGGTTGATGACACGGATCGGTGACGGCAAACCGGCCGCTTGAGCCGCGCTTTCGAGGCCACCAGCGGTCGCCATTACGTCCTTCATGGCGACGGCTTCCGATGCCCTTTGCGCCATCCGCATCAGCGAAATGAACGACACCTTCAGCGGCACGTCGCGCAACGACGGCGGCAACGGATCGACCATCTTCCGCCGGATCATGATGTCGAGCACACGCTGCAGCAGCACGGACAGCGTGCCCTCCGTCGAGGTGATGACCGGGCCCAGCGATTGGAGCCGCTCCAGGTTGCGCTGCGTCAGTTCCAGCTCGTTGCGCGGCTGCACGCCCGCCATCTGCGTGATCGCCATAAAAACATCGACGAAGAGGCACTTCTCGATACGCTGATTGACCAGCTCGATGTCCGCGGTCAGCGCCGGCAGCCAGGCCGGGTTGGGCTCGAACAGCGGCCAGAAGCCCTTCCCGGTCTGATCGGCGGTGACGTAGGTGATGTGCGCGGGCTGGATTGACGCCGGCTCGTTCTTCATCTGGACATTGGCGCCCATCGGTGGCCGCACGCCTTTTTCGATGAATTCCGCCTTGCGCAGCGTCTCTTTTTGCACCTGCTTGTTGTCGCCGAGCGCGTCCATACAGGGTGATCGGCCATACGCGTCGTTTTGCACCTGGGACCACAAAAACACGCCTACCGGAAACGACATGAACCCGCGCGCTGAAAGCGGACGATCACCCTTGTTGCCCTTGATCCAGTAAAGCTCTCGGTATGGAAACGATGACGGCACCATCTGCACGGTGCCTTTACTCGATTTCCGATCGGCGAGCAGGTAGTTCGGCTCAATTATGTGGCAGACCACGAACTCCTGATCGACCGATCCCCCTTCGTCGGCCCAGAGCTTCTGCACGTCGGATGGGCAGTTCTCCAACCCAAACATCTCGACAATTTGCAGGCACGTCAGCGTAAATTCCCGCGCAAACGTGTCGTGAGTGAGCCGCGGGCCAATACCCAGGTAATACTCTCCGGCGCACGGCAGGTAGAACCGAACGACATCATCGTAATCCTCGTAGCATATGACCGGAGCCGTCCCGATGATGACCTCGTCGGCGAAGGCTTGGTGCATGATGTCGTAGAAGTTGGACTGCGCCAGCACGGCGTATATTTTGTTCTGCGTGCTCTCAAACCAGGCTTTTGCGGCAGCGTCCTGCTTGACCCAATTCAGCGCAGAACCCAGTTTGAACCAGGGCGTGTTGGGATTGGTGAGGCCGGACCACATGCCGCCCGCGCAGGTCCGCACGGCTTGCAGCCCCGTGGAGTCCACGATCTGATCATTGATGGGAGACCCTCGCCAAGTCCGGTTGGCGACCGCGAGGTATATCCACCTTTTGGGCGAGAAGTATTCGGCGAGCTCGCCCCAGTAGGTCCACCAGCTGTAGCGCCACGTCCGCAGGGAATTCATCCGCGTCGTCAGGTGGTTGAAAGTAACACCCCATTCTTTGACCGGATCCGCCTTACGTGCCGGCTGCACGGGCTGCCGTGACAACAGCGTTGTCGTCATGACCTCGTAATTGACCGGGCCGTTGAAGTCGAGACCGTCAGGCATTTGGCACCTTGATCATGCGCAAGAGTGGGTTGGGGCACCCCGTCCGCTCGTCCCATACTTGCCGCATGGACAAACCGCCCTTAATCGGGAAGCGATGGACGATGAAATCGGGCTGCAGAATGCCCTTGCGCGGATTACGCTCCCAACACGGCACCAGAAAGGCTTTGTTGTCATAGATGGACGTGGCAAAGCTCATGTCCCTAAGCTCTTCGCGGCCGTCGATGGCGGGGGAGCGCCCAAAGGACCGGTGTGTACGGTTTGGTTAAAGCCCATGTTTCCCGCCGCCGCTGCTGCTGCTGTCTGTGCGGCGGCCGTGGTGGGGCTGACCTGCGCCAAAGCCGGCGGAGGCGGGGGAGGAGGTGGCGCTGCGGGGGCGGCTGAAGCTCCAAAAGACAAGGCACATGCTCCTTAACGTGCAAAATCAATCAAATGGCTTCCAGTCGGTGGCGGCGAAGTGCAGTTGCCGCGCCCGATGCGCCGGTGCCGGCGGGCTCACGGGCGCCGCGAAGGTCATGACAATAGCGTCCATCTCATCTGGGCTGTAGCCAAGCTTTTGCTTGATCAGCTCTTTCGGCTCCAAAATCAAACGGTCGCCTTTGAAATAGTATTCGGTCTGCGTCAGAGCGCCCATGATTTCAGGGCTTTCGGGCAGAGCGCCGCCGCGTTTGATCCATTCGATGCACTCAAAATACATTTCGGTGCGTTTGTTGTAATAGCGTTCCGATTGGACGGCAGCGGCAGAGAACAAAACAGAAACGGGCGATCGGCCAAGCGTGCGCAGCTGATCGAACCATGACGCGCCGAAACCGCCGGTCATGTCGATGAAGCAGGCTTGGGCGTTCCAGTCCTGCCATTCGCGCGCCACCAGCCCCGCGCCCTGAATACCGTCGATGTTGCGGAATTTGCGCAGCGGGAAGACCTGCAAGCCCTGGCGCTTGGCGATTACGCTCGCGTCCCCACCGTCGCGTGCGACATCGACGCCCAGCACACGCGGCGAGCCAGCGACATCCGCCTCGCGGTAGTAGCGACAGAAGCATTCCTTGACCTCGTCCGGGCCGATCAGGACGTTGAGCGACGACGGCGGGAATTTGCCAAAAATGTTGATGAGCACATAGGGATTGTCACGACCATATTTCTCGATCTGCTCGCGCGCCCACTGGATCGACACGCGCGGGCTGCGGCGGGGGTCGTCCGGGTCTGACGTGATCTCTGTGACATGCCACAGGCGCCGCTCGGTCGTGGCGGCACGATACAAAGGCCCCGAGAGATGCGTGGGGTTGCCCGCGATAATCAAGTGACCCTCGACGCAGGACGACAGCGCGGCCTCGGCGGCGGCCATGACGGCGTCTGGAATGCCGCCCACCTCGTCCAGCAGGAACAGGATGTAATCGGCGTGCAGGCCGGCCAGAGTGTTGGCCTGTTGGTTCGCGTCGGCAGTCTTGCTCCAAGAGCGAGCCGACATCCACCACGTCTCGGGATGCTCGCGGCAAAAGATGCGCGTCTTCTGCCATTCAAAAGCCGCCATCAGGAACGGGCTTTTCGTCTGCCATTTCGCCATCTCGGTCCAGAGCGTGTCGGCGAGGGTGTCGGCGGTGATCGAGGTCGCCGCGATCTTGGGGTAGGGCCTGGTCGCGAGGAAGTTCCAAGCAATCCACGACAACAAGGCCGTTTTCCCCGGCCCCTTCGAGGCTTGCATGGCTTGGCGCTGATGGCTAGGAAACGCCCTCAAAACGTCGTCCTGCCAAGGGTCTGGCGTGACGCCGAACACTTCGCGGACGAAGAGGTCTGGGCGGTCACGCCACCGCTGAGCGTTATCAGCCGCAGCGCTAAGCATTGTGGGTGTCGCGCCAAAGATCACGCGCGACCATCAGCACAGGGCCGCGGATCATCGTGGTGCGCCGAAGGTTCGGAGGTGTCGCAGGCGTTCCGTAGTCAATCTCAGCCTGCGGCAGCCCGTAAAGGTCGGATCGGTGGCTGCCCTCCGGCTCGATGGGAGGGAAGTCCAGAATTGCCTCGACCGGATTGAGGCAGAGGGTGATTTCCAGCCGCGGAAGCGCGGCCACCAGGCTCTCGTCCTCGGTGGCGATGAGCGCCGCCAGGACAGACCCGAAATCGCCCTGGATCAACGGGCCAGTGAAGTCTGCCGAAGGCGCAGAGCCGGTCCAGGCAAGCGGCCGGAGCACCGACGCAGCGTCAGCTGCCTCGCTCAGCTGCGAGCCGGCGAGTGCCAGGATCAGGTTGGCGAGGTGTGGCGGCTCATAGTGGCCCTGCTGGCTCTTGCGGCCGGGCACCCCGGCGGGCACGAGCCCAGCCTCCCGCAGAGGGCGCAGTGCTCGGTCCAGAGCGGAGGGCGCCAGCCCTAACACCGCTGCGAGTCGGTCGATCACCTGTCCGCTTGTTGCCAAGGCTGGGTTAGCCCTCACCCGGCTTTTGGTAGCTCGCTGCCACTATCTCCGCCAGCCCGATGCTGCCGCTGTGCTCGGTCTGCACCCGGTCGCCATAACGTCTGGGGTCCCACTTCGCCAGCAGCTTGAGGCGCGTCTCCACGCGGAGCTTCGAGCGTTGGATGTGGTCGTGATCGGGAACGTCGCGACCGTCCGCGTCCTTCTTGTAGTCGCGCGAGCAGTCGTCCGCGACCTGCATGGCGTCCAATGCGATCTGGTCGAAACCGGCCTCGCGCGCGCGGGCGATGGCCACAGAAACCGCCTGATCGGCAGCGCACCAATTTCGCACCGTGTTGTCGTGAGGCATATGCTTGTCGCGGCAAATCTGGGCCAAGGGCTCTCCCTCACTGAGCCGCTCGCAGATCTCCTCGGCAATTTCCGGGGAGTAAAGACTAGGGCGACCGCGCTTGCTGACATGCTCCTCGGCCTGAATGCCGAGGCTTGCGGGCTTACAGGGGGTCACCTTACATCTCCACTCGGATAAGCCGCTCCGGGTGTTGCTCGCCCAGCGTCGGATAACAGACTGCGCAGCACCACCCCAGCCGGTCCCGACTCCACCAGGCCCGCCCCCGGCAGCACGAACAGATGA